GATCATACTCTGACATAACGTTCTCCTTGTGTTGGCTTCCCTAGGGTCAATCAAACTTTACCGCTTGGTCAAATATAAACGTGCTTTGTCCAGTTTTAATCAAAGTTATGCCTTAATTTTGTGCGGTCTTCGTCAATATCTGCCCAATATTTTAACATTAAAATCGGACACAATTATCCATGTCGCAGAAACGTCGAACAGATAAATCCAGCACGACTGCAGCTGTCCAAGGTTTCGCGGGTATGATGTCTGATGTGCCGTTACCTGATGGGATCGAACTGCGAACAGATTTAGAGCGTATAATCTGGCATCAGTTTTCACGCGCCCGCGCACGCGAAGATTGGCGCGATATGGATCTAATCTTGCTGGCTAAAATAGTGCGCATGGAAGCCGATATTCGTACTGCTCAAACAGAGTTAGACGAAGTCGGAATGATGGTCGAAAACAAGCGTGGGACACCAATCCCTAATCCGCTGTTGTCGGTCATTGATACACTCGAACGAAGGCAGCTTGCGGTCATTCGCAGCATGTCCCTCAACCAAACTGCTTCCGATCCCCGAACACTCAATGGCTTTGCAAAGCTAGAAACGAAAGCACGTTCAGCGATTGCAAAGGTCGAAGCAGACGATTTGATCGCTAGGCCGCAGTAAGTTAATCTCCGCCGAACTCAAAGCTAGCATACAGTTCACAAGTGAAAGTATTACTTTTGGGAGCTAACTTATCGCGTAATGGGATCACTTCTCTCTTTGCCCATTCGTCAACAATTTTAAAATCTTCAACAGACTGAGCTGTTAAATAGGCAGTATGCCTACACGGATCAGCGACATCTGTGGCAATTTCGACGGTAAACTTATCACTTAGCTTTCCATCAAATTCAGACCATTTTTGCTTAAGTATAATTATAAACATTTCACACTCTTGAGCATCTTTAAATGTGTTCGTTATTGTTCGTCTGATCTCTGGCATGAAAGTGTTCCTTACTGTCTGATAGGAAGATACCATAAAAATGACGACACGCGGAGAAAAGGTTTGCCAGTTCATCGAACGCTACTGCTTGATCCCAGAAGGTAGCAAAGTTGGCCAGCCGATAAAGTTGTTAGACTTTCAGCGTAAGTTTGTTCTCGACGTATACGATAATCCAGCTGGCACGTCCCGCGCTTATCTTTCGGTGGCTCGGAAAAACGGTAAGTCGGCACTGATTGCAGCTATCGTCCTTGCTCACTTGGTGGGGCCAGAGGCCAAGCAGAACAGCCAGATCATCAGCGGTGCGCGGTCACGCGATCAGGCGTCTTTGGTTTTCAAACTTGCTGAAAAGATGGTCAGACTGTCGGATGAGCTAACAAAAATTGTGCGTATTGTCCCAAGTCAGAAGTCATTGGTCGGTTTGCCCTGTAACGTTGAATATAAAGCAATCTCTGCTGAAGCGGGGACCGCGCATGGCTTATCCCCTACCTTAGCCGTGCTTGACGAAGTCGGGCAGGTGCGTGGTCCTCACGATCCGTTCGTGGAGGCTATTGAAACGGCGCAAGGTGCGCATCATCAGCCCCTGTTGATTGCCATCAGCACCCAAGCCGCCACGGACGGTGACCTATTCTCATTGTGGTTAGACGATGCCGCAAACTCAGCTGATCCACGTATCGTGTCGCATCTCTACACCGCGCCAAAAGATTGCGAACTGTCAGACCGCAAAGCATGGGCGGCTGCGAACCCCGCTATGGCGCAGTTTAGATCACAAACAGATATTGAAGACTTTGCTGCACAGGCCGAACGGCTCCCAGCAAAGGCCAACAGTTTCCGTTGGCTATACCTTAACCAACGGATCGAGGCGCAATCGCCATTCCTTTCTCGGGCAGAGTGGGAGGCCAACAACGCGTCTCCCAACGTCGAGCACGGAGATTATTGCTTCGCAGGATTGGACTTGTCAGCTAGCCGTGACCTCACGGCTCTCGTTTTAGTTTTTCCCAAAGCGGACAAGTTTCACATACAGCCTCATTTTTTCCTTCCGTCTGATGGGCTGCGTGATAAATCCCAAGCGGAGAAAACGCCTTATGATCTTTGGGCCGACGAAGGATTTCTGCACACAATAGATGGGCCAGTCATTCAGCCTGCTGTTGTGGCACAGACCGTTGCGGAACTTGCTGAAACTTATGACCTGCAATTGCTTGCGTATGACCGCTGGCGCATCAACGATTTCCAGCGCGAGCTGGATAACATTGGTGCGCAGATACCGATGAAAGCATTCGGGCAGGGGTTTCGTGATATGTCGCCTGCGGTAGATAAATTGGGACGCTTAGTTGCGGAACGGAAGTTACACCATGGCGGAAACCCGATCTTAAACATGTGTGCGGCGGGTGCAGTTGTGCAATCCGATCCTGCTGGAAACAGAAAGCTGCACAAAGCAAAAAGCTACTCAAAAATCGATGGGCTAGTTGCTCTTGCGATGGCGTTAGGGTGCATGAGTGCGGACGATTTAATACAGCCGACGTCGCCGTGGGATGATCCAGACTTCAAGTTGGCTGTTTAGTGTGGACAGAGCAAAACGAGCATCGTGACAAAATCTAATTTACCACCAAGCATTGTAACATCTAGCTTTTTGGCTCTGTCATCATTTAATAGCAATACGGAGTTGACCATGTACACGGTGTCACTGCTGTAATGCGCCCAGTACCCACCACCTAAATCTTCTTTTAACAAAAGGTTAAAAATTTGTGGTGCTTGGTTGGGCATGCTTACTGCCAAAGTATCTTCATTAACGGTTAAGAACACATCACCTGTTGGGAGAGCGTCACCTGCCATTTTTTGGGTTCACCGTCTGCTTCGTAGAGCATCGCGCTCTGCATTTCACAAGTGTACGATCTTGCGGCGGCGGTTTGGCTTACTGAAATCAACGCAAGCACGAAAAATAAAATCAATCTCATTATAAACTCCTTAAGCACAGGAAACCACACCATGGGTCTGTTTGACAACTTTTAAGACGGGAGCGCAGACGACTTGATACAGCGGACGTTGCCGTGGCATGATCCTGACTACAAGTTAGCAGTTTAATTGTTGTTAAACATGAGTCGCTAGGTACCAAACAAATATTGGTAATTCAGGAAACAACACAATAAATGCCAAGGCAAAGCGTTGCAATCTTGGATTAGTGAAACTCTGCGTATTAGCTAAATCTAATAGCCTAACAGTGCGCAATTTCTGCGTTATAAAAGTCAATGGGCTGCCTCAATTTATATTTTTTATTTTTTTCTGATTAGCACATTTTTGTACTTAAATCATATCTATAAAAATTTGAGAAAAATGTATGTGTTGTTGCAGCAACAGCAAGATCGACGGACTGGTTGCGCTTGCAATGGCGTTAGGGTGCATGAGTGCGGACGACTTAATACAGCCAACCTCGCCGTGGGATGATCCAGACTTCAAGTTGGCTGTTTAGTCTTCCGTAGGCCGTTTGAAAATCCAGTTAATAAGTAAATTGCCAATCAATCCAAAGGCTACGATTATCGCAATCGTGATGCCGAAACTTGAATAGAGTTCAGAGCGATTTGTTTCGTCGATCCCTTGCATCATAACTACACCGCCAAACGGCAGAATATATGTGAACACAAGGTATGCCCACAACGCAACAATCAAGGCTCTGCGCAGAATTTCCATAGATCAAGGAAACCACAGCATGGGTCTGTTTGACAACTTTAAAAAAGCTGAGGCGCGGTCACTCGAAAACCCAACTGTGCCTGTTTCGGCAGACAACTTTCTGCACCTGATGGGCTGGGGAGACTTCCATTCGACGTCAGGTGTGACGGTAAAAATTGACACTGCCCTTGGTGTTCCTGCTGTTTGGGCAGCGGTCAATTTTATTTCAGGCACCTTGGCCAGCTTGCCGCTTGAGGTGTATCGCGGAAACGAGCGTGTTACTGACGGTATTGGCACGTGGCTTAACCGTGCAATCAATCCAACGACATCATCGTTTCAGTGGCGCAAGTACAGCTATGAGCAAACCTTAACAGGTGGACGCTCAGTTACTCTTATACTTCGTAATGGTCGCGGTGATGTTACCGATCTCGTTCCGCTTGATCCTGCTGATCTGCATGTTCAAGAAGTTATGACGTCGGAGTTTCCAACAAAAACTTACCGCAGTAAAAGCCGCGTCTATCAAGCCTCAGAGGTCATTGATCTGACCTTTATGCAGAAGCATAATCAGATCGATATACGTGGCCCGATCATGGCCAATAAAGACATCATTGGTTTGGCTATTGCATCAGCCCGCTATGGCTCCAAAGCCTTCCAGTCTGGTGGCATTCCGCCAGCGGTACTGCAAGGGCCATTTCAAAGCGGTGCAGCAGCTCAGCGGGCGTCCGAGGATGTCGTGGCAACGACTGCGAAGCTAGCGCGGGAAGGGCTGCCAGTCATGGCTTTACCTGCAGGTCACGAACTACGATCTGTTGGGTTCTCCCCAGAGCAGATGCAGCTTTTAGAGTTGCAGCAATTCTGTATCGAACAAATCGCGCGTATCTATTCATTGCCGCCAGTTTTCATCCAAGATTTGAGCGATGGAACATACTCCAATGTGGAGCAACAGGATTTGCATTTCGTAAAGCACACGCTGCGTCGGTGGATTGAACAGACAGAACAAGAGATGAACCTGAAACTATTTGGCCGTGAGAGTGACATGGAAGTCCGCTTTAACGTGGATAGCCTGCTTCGCGGTGACCTTAAGACCCGTATGGAAGCCCACGCGACTGCAATTCAGAACGGCATTAAAACACCGAACGAAGTGCGCGAAAAGGAAGGCTTAGAACCTTTACCTGCTGGCGATGATTTGATGATCCAAGGTGCAACAGTACCGATTTTAAGCCAAGAAAATGTGGGTGAGGAAGTTTCTTCGTAGCCAATGTTAACAGGAGCCTCACCCCAAGTTCAAACAACAAATAGGGAGTATGTTGTGCTTGATTGTACGGCTTGGTTTTAAAATGAGATCAATAACTACACTGCGACACAATGGCAGTGTGCCAATGCGTGAGCTGACACGGTGGAGTGATCAACCCACGCAAAGGCAAATATAGGACGGCTTTCGCCGCACCATATAAGTCTTAACGACTTAAATTTCTAAACATTTAGAGGAACATAATATGGACAACCGAGAAAGTCGGCAGTCTGCATCTTTTGAGGTGCGGGCTATTGATGATGCGACGGTCGCCGTCGAAGGTTACTAACGCGGATGCCGTAGGAGGATGGCGGTATACTTGGACCACTTGGGGATACACTAGGACATCTTCTGGATTGTCGGTTCAGCAGAGGCCGCCATCCTGTACTGATTATTTAGCACAAAACATACCATTTGTAAAAAATAAGTGAAAAGACCGACCTGCTAACGGCATCGCAATGCTGGTGATGGTGCTGACACGGATGCCTTAAAACCCGCTTCCACCACCGACATCGTTGGGCCAAGATTGTTTGCTTAAGTCAACGTTTTCTCTATTCGATGACATCATTTTGGTTGTCACTAAGATTGAGGTGAACGCTCCAAAGATCATTGTTGCAATCAAATTGTTTGCGAACTTATCGCTATCGGCAAAGAGAGTTAGTACCCCGAAAACAAGAGTATTGCTGGCACCTAGAATTGTTAGTGTTTTGAGCATTGCGAACTCCAACTTCGCACACCTTAGCAAAATTTCGTCAAAAAATCAAAAATAGGTGACCCCATGGACCCGCTAACAGCATTGGCGGCGATCAAGACAGGTGTGGCTGCGGGTAAGCAACTGCACAATCTGTCGAAAGAGATCGCTGGGTTTTTTGATGCCACCGATGGTGCAAAGAAGGCCCACGCCAAAAAGAAAAACGGCATCTTTGCGACGGCTAACGAAGAGGCGATGGCTACGTGGACACAAGCGCAGAATGCAAAGACAGCTGAAGCTGAACTGCGTGAGTTTATCGTCAACACCAAAGGGTTTTCCGCTTATCAGGAGCTGCTGAAGATACGCCGTGAAGTCATTGCACAACGCAAGGAGGCAGAGCGTCAGGCGCAGTTAGAGGCCGAAGAACGTGCTGAAATGATAATGACCGTCTTTGCCGTACTGCTTCTCATTGTTGCGGCGGTCAGCGGAGCAGGGGCGTGGCTCTATTACAAAGGATGGATTGATCTATGAACGAACTGATCCCTGACAAACAAGCATACCAAGTCAATAAGCGTCGTATGGCGTGGACTGCGCTTGGTATGATGATCGTCTCTACGATTGCAGTCTTGATAGACCCCGCAAGAATGGCTGAAGCAGATGCTGTGCTGATGATGATGTATGGATCGCTATCCGCACTGGTTGGTGCTTACTTTGGTTTCTCTGGTGCAGGAAAAAAGTGAGGCCAGCAAATCCGTTGGCGTAGACGCTGACCTCACAATGTTTGCCACCAATAGAAAGAAGACGACGGCGGCAAATTAGGTGCCTCGATGTGCGATAGGTAAGGAACACACCAAGGCGTTAGCTCAACGCATCGAAACTGTGCATTCTGAATTACTCAAATGGGTGAGTACAACCACGCTTACGCGGCAGTCTCCTTGTGTTGGCTGAGTAAACGCTAACACCTTTTACTGAAATCACTTAAATGAATTTGACCGAAACATTGTGCGATCAAACATCTTATCGATTTTAGGTGGAGATTGTTTCACAACAAAAGTCGATGCAATTCCTTCTTCTGTTTTTACAGATTTAATTTTGCC